CACTAAGGACTTCTCCTTGATCTGGGAGATAACCTTTAGCAGATTTAGTGATGGGCTTCAGCGCATTAGCAATTTCAACTGACATTTTTTTGGACAGATCAGGTGTGAACTTGCGAAGAGCTTTGCGAAGTTTAACGCCGCCCTTTACGCTTGCTGGCATCGCCTCTTTCGCTTCATCCTTGAGCCCTTGCACTAATGCATCGAGCATGGTCTTATCTAGATCTAATAACTGCTGTGGCGAGATCCCTAACCTAATGCTCAAGCGAGCGATTAAGTAGGTGAACGGGAGATCTCGCTTTAAGCTAAAGGGTCTGAATCAAGCACCTCGACACTTTTAAGTGTCTCAATGAAATCCATACCAAAAGGCTTAACAGTTTCACCTGACCTGCGTGTTACTTCCCATGCTAACCAATAGACATCGCTCTGCTTTTCTTCATCGCGGAACGCCTTATGGAAGCCCTTTTTAGCGTACTGCTCAAATGAGTACTCCACTGCTGGAGTGATCTCGCCTTCCAATACGCTTCCATCTGTACGAACTATCTTTAGTTTTGCCATGGTTTGCCCCTTTGTTTAGTTTCTTAGAATGTGCCTGTAGTGGCTACTGCAACTGTTGAGTTAGCAGTGAATGTGATTGACTGAGTAGACATATCGCCTACAGCACCATTGATGTCTGTAGTGTTATTGACTAGCAGTGACACAGTGTATAGAGGGTTAGTAGCAGATACTGCTGTTCCCTTTTCCTGTAGGAATACACATGTGACTGTTGTACCCCATGCAGCTTGTAGTGTTGCCAATACATTCGCTGATGCTGTGTCGTTTAGGAAGTCGATTGTTACAGATGATGCTTCCAAGCCCTTAACGAACTTGTGAGATGAGTCACCCATCGCAGTGACCTCAAGTTCGTCAAATGTTCTGTTCAAAGTAATACTTGTTACATGGTCAGAAAGATCAACAGTGTTAATCTTCACGCCTACTTTATTGTTTAGAAATACAGCCATGAGATTATTCCTCGTCTTTCTTGATAGGTGCTGGCTTTGTTGTTGCTGGTTCTACCTGCCCGATTTTCTTCAGGAAGGCTTCGTTTTCTTTATCCCAATCGGACATTGTTATCCCCAACTTGTTAAAATGGACACGGACATCTCGCAGCTGAGAAGGTCTCCCGATGCAGCGTTGAGAATACTAGGTGCGCTGATTGCGCTTACATTATAGGTCAAAGATGATGCTGCGAGCTTAGCGAACACGCTACAAACAGTATCCTCGATCCCATTAAGATTTCCTTCATTGTCAAACAATGGAACAGTCATAACAATCTTAAAGTTAGCCATTGGGCTAATTGTGATGTGCTGATTGTTGCTAGGTGTTAAATAAGGATCATCTGGAGACACGATCACAGAGTTAGCAAGAACTGTTGCCGGTGGAAAAGCAAAAGTCTGCCACTTAGCGTTATCGACTAAAGCCGTTGCTAATGTGGTTCTAAGTGTCGTTATGGCTACAGGTGGCATTACCCCACCATTGAATTAGGGCTCAGGGCGTGAGCGATCAATCCTCTTACCTTAGCGAGTAGCTGTGCGCTCATTCGATAAGGTGAGGGCTGGAAATCGACTGCGTTACTGCCTGATAGTGTGGCTGTACGCGCTTGCCAGATTTCAACAGCGATCATCAAAGCTGCTTGCTGAATTGCCATGTCTAAAGCCCAGTCCACATAAGTGTCTGCTGATACTGTGCCAAAAGGTTGAACTGGATGCTCTACTGCTGGAGTGTTGTTGTTGCCGGTGATGTTATAGGTGATGCTGTAATCGCCTACTCCAGTGAGAGTCTTATTGCCATTGTGCTTTGATCCGTTGCCAGCGATGACAACAGTCTGACCTACATAAAAGACTTTTTCTACTTTGTCCTCAAAGTAAAGAGTGCCTGTAGTTGCTGTGTTGCTATGTGCAATGTTAAAAGTAGTGTTAGTCCAGAGCATTGGCAGTAATACTGCATCTGTTGCATCACAGACCTCTTGCAGGGTGGCATCAGGGTACAGCGTACCGACTCCGAGAGTACTGCGGAGTTCTGCGACTGTTGTTAATGCCATTCCTTTTCCTTTCTAAAGACTCTAGGGAGTCAGAGGGCTACTGACCCCCTAGAGCGACTTAGTTACCTGTCTTAATTATGTAAGATTAAATTTTCTTACACCCTTGCCACTCTTGGCCAAGTAAATTGCCAAGTAGCCATACAGGTTGATTTCGATCTCGCCAGATGTTAGAACATTGACGCGAAGCTGTGTTGTTGGTGATTCCCATGTGTACACAGATGATGGTGCAACTAGGAACATTGAGTTATCAATAACGCCTGATGCTGTGATGTTGTGATCTACGATTAGGTCTGTGCCTAGTACGTTTCCGCGAACAGATGTTGCTACTGCATTACCTGATGCGTTGTATGTTGCACCTTGTGCTGAGTACAATGCGCGTCCTGTGGTATCCGCGTATCCGGCAATTGCAGCCCAAGCGTCTGTAGAGGCTACAAGCTTGTTAGCGAAGTCTCCGCCTGTACCCTTGTAAGCTGCTGCGCCTTCTACAGAGATAAATGACTGTAGTCCTGCTGCTGTTGCCGCTGTTGTTGCCGCTGTTGTTCCTGATGAAACATAAGCCGCTAGAAGTGCTGCATCTGTAGCCTTTTCGTACGCCTTACGAAGTTCTACCATCATTAGCTCCATGAATGCTGGAGATGAACGATCTACAAGCTCAAAAGATACTCGTTGCAAGCCTGAGAACTTATTTACAGTTACAGTGTCATACGCTGATGTCATGCCTGTTTCTGATGGTGCTGAACCTTCGTTTGTGTCTGCAACTGTTGGTGCAACATCTGGAGTTGCATCGTTTGTGTACAAACGTGGCACTGTGAAAGACATACCTGAGTCAATAAGAGCAGCGCGTGTTGCTGCCTCAAATGCAGGGCGTCCTGTGAATGTGTCAGTAATAAATGTGTTTAGGTGTGGTGCAAGTGTCAAGCCTGTGTTTGTTGATGTTGAATCATCTGCTGCGCGGATTACTCTACGAGCCTCGTCATCACCAAGAGCTGCCTTGATGTTTGCTTCTAAGTATTGTGCTGATGTGATTGGTGCTACGCGCTCGCGCACGAATGTAGTTGCTGTCACTACAGTTGGGCGAGCAGCTTCAACCGCTGCTGCTTCTACTGCTGGTGCTGCAACTGTCTCTGGAGTATTCTCCACAGCTGTCTCGCTTTCTGTTGGTGTGATTTCTTCTTCTACGACCTCTGGAGTTTCCTCAGCCGCTACATCAATAACCTGAGCAGACTTAAATGCTGGCTCTGTTACTAATGAAACCTCTAGCAACTTGGCAGCGGATACGAACATCACATTGCCCTTCTGCTTTGACTTAATTACTTCTACGCCTACTGATAAACCTGATTGCAATCCTTCTTCTGCAAGGATCAAAGCCTCAGAACCTCTGTTGCTACGGCTTACCTTGAATGATGCATAGATGCCATCTTCTTGCTCTGTGAATTGTGTTGCCTTGCCTAGTGGCTGGCGTGAGTCATGCTGATTAAGTAGCTTGACTGTCTTAGGATCTTCTGGAAGTGCGATTGCGCCCTTCTCAAAGACAACCTTGCCGGCTGAAGTGTTACCGACTTCGCCTGTACCTGCTGGCACGATCTTGCCGGAGATTAGTCTTTCTTCAACATTGGCAATAAGCCCTGCTGTAAAAGTTATGACCTGATTTTCCATTATTCGATTCCTTCACTGCCGTTAGGTGTTAGATCTTCCATCTCCATCGCCTGTTCAACTGTAATAAGGCCTAGAGATAACATCTTTTCAATTACTAGCAATCGCTCCATAGGCTCAACCGCTAAGAATGATGAATCGACATCGAACTTCACAGCGTTACCGCGAGCAGTGATGTCATCCATTGACAAACGATCCTCAATAGCACATACATAAGGTGCAAGGCTGAGAGAATAGAATTGCTTGCGTTCATCAAGTACGTTTGCGTAAGTCATGCTTTGATTGGCTTCTGCTGATAGCAGGTAAGCAGGGACATTACACAAGCGAGAAATCTCTGTTGCTAGGAATTGCTGTGCCTCGTCATACATCATGTCTTTAGGAGAGAATGATGTTGGTTGGTATTCAAGAGTAGATGTTAAATAAGCAGTGCTGCGATTATTGCGAGCGTTTTTCCATGCAGCAAGTAATCCTGCAACTTCTTTAGGATCTAGGTCAGCTCCGTTATTGCGAAGCACTCCGCTAGGCATTGGAGTCGATGCTGCAAGTACTGCTGCCTTGCGAAGATCAATTGCAGCTCTAATTGTTTCGGATCCGCGCTCTAAAATACCTTCATCAAATGCTTGAAATGTTACAAGTGATCCAAGTCCTGACATAGGAACTGCAACAGCTTCGATGTAATACTGTGTAACTTCCATGCCGTAAAGATCTGTAGTAAATGTAACCTTAACATTTGGAATCCACTTAAAGCGAGATGGTCGGCCATCTTCTGCATAAACTTCTGTTACTTGCCAGTACGCAACACCATACATAAGCAATGAATCTACAGTCCACGCCATTGTTACTGAACGCGGTTGATTGATTGCTGGCTGATCTACCCAGATTGGATTACCTAATTCTTCACCTGTGGACTTACGATACAGGTTAAGTGGCAGTCCACCGATGACACCGCTCAAAAGGTTACGGCACTTGGCAACCGCTGGGACGGACATAGCTTCGTTGCGTTGAACGCGTGGAAGCACATAGTTATAAAGGGAGTTAAGATTTTCTCCCATAATTTGAGGGGCGTATTGCGCTAAAAGCGATGAACGCTGATCATTATTGACTGCTTCAGTTTTGCGGAATAGACCCATAGTCATAAAGGATACCATTTGTCAAGTAATTAGACAAGATGGTAGGGCGTGTCTAAGTGTAAATTTGTGGCTTAGGTTGAGGGATCATTAACTTACTTACTGCCATGGCGATCCCAATCGGGGCGCTAATATCGCCAGCACTTTTGCGCTTAATGATTCTCCATGCTGAGTCATTGACTTTAGCTGCGCAGTTATTCATCTGCTGGATAAACTCCTGTTACTTGCCAGTACGCAACACCATACATAAGCAATGAATCTACAGTCCACTTCTCAAGGGCGAAAGTAAGCTGCAAGATGTCAAAGACCTGTGCGAGATCGTAAAGATGCCGCTCATGCCGTGGCAGGAGTTCGTACTTAAGGACATGCTTACCGTGGACAAGAAAGGCTCGTGGATTCGTAAGACAAACCTAATTCTCGTGGCTAGACAGAACGGTAAGACACACCTAGCACGCATGCTTATCCTTGCTCACCTTATAAAGTGGAACACCAATGTGCTTATCATGAGCTCTAATCGAAGCATGGCCTTAGACACCTTCAGACAAGTTACTAACCTATTGGAGACAAATGACCACCTCAAAGGATTCGTCAAACAGATCAGACACGCAAACGGCACTGAGTCAATTGAGATGCTATCTGGAGCAAGGCTTGATGTTGTGGCAGCAACTAGAGACGGCTCTCGCGGTCGATCAGTCAATGGATTGCTCTACATCGATGAAATACGAGAGATCACAGAAGATGGATTTAGAGCTGCAACTCCTACTACTAGAGCTCACCCAAATTCTCAAACGCTTCTTACCTCTAATGCAGGAGACGCTTTCAGCACTGTACTCAACGACGTACGAGAAAGAGCCATCGATTACCCGCCTAAGTCTTTTGGATTCTATGAGTACTCAGCACCCCAGTACTGCAAGATAGACGATAGAAATGCATGGGCTCTGGCTAACCCCTCACTCGGTTACACCATCACAGAGGATGCGATTGAGGAAGCGATTGCTACTTCACCGATTGAGAACACGCGCACAGAGACTCTTTGCCAATGGATCGATTCGTTAAGTAGCCCGTGGCCTCATGGCATCCTTGAAGAAACTAGTGATTCAGATCTAGAGATGTCGGTCGGTGCTTATACAGTATTCGGCTTTGATGTAAGTCCGAGCAGAAGAAATGGCTCGCTTGTGGCTGGACAATTACTGCCAGACGGACGCATCGGTATCGGCATCTTAGAGACTTATAGCTCTCAGGTTGCTATTGATGAGCTGAAGATGGCTGCAAGTATAAAGGCTTGGTGTGACATCTATAAGCCACGGCTGGTCTGCTTTGATAAGTACGCCACTCAGACCATTGCAGATCGCCTGCACAATTCTGGCGTAGTCGTTGAGGATGTCTCAGGCCAGCAGTTTTACAAAGCCTGTGGAGATCTTTTAGAAGGCTTGGTCAATCATCGGGTAGTGCATAACGGGCAGGCCGAGTTTATCCAGCAGATGAATAACTGCGCAGCTAAGGTAAATGACTCAGCATGGAGAATCATCAAACGCAAATCGGCAGGCGATATTAGCGCCCCGATTGGCATCGCAATGGCGGTAAGTAAGTTAATGATCCCTCAACCTAAGCCACAAATTTACACTTAGACACGCCCTAGCATGTTGTCTAATTACTTGACAAATGCTACACTTTATGACTATGGGTCTATTCCGCAAAACTGAAGCAATCTCTCAAGATAAGCGTTCATCGCTTTTAGCGCAATACGCCCCTCAAATTATGGGAGAGAATCTTAACTCCCTTTATAACTATGTGCTTCCACGCGTTCAACGCAATGAAGCTATGTCAGTGCCAGCAGTTGCCAAATGCCGCAATCTTTTAAGCGGTGTCATCGGTGGACTGCCATTAAATCTTTATCGTAAGTCCACAGGTGAAGAGCTTGGCAATCCAATCTGGGTTGATCAGCCAGCAATCAATCAACCGCGTTCAGTAACTATGGCGTGGACTGTAGATTCATTGCTTATGTATGGCGTGGCGTATTGGCAAGTAACAGAAGTTTATGCAGAAGATGGCCGACCATCTCGATTTAAGTGGATACCTAATGTCAAGGTTACATTTACAACTGATCTTTACGGCATGGAAGTTACTCAGTATTACATCGAAGCTGTTGCAGTTCCTATGTCAGGACTCGGATCACTTGTAACATTTCAAGCATTTGATGAAGGTATCTTAGAGCGCGGATCTGAAACTATTAGAGCTGCAATCGATCTTCGCAAGGCAGCAGTATTAGCAGCATCGACTCCAATGCCTAGCGGAGTGCTACGCAATAATGGAGCAGACCTAGATCCTAAAGAAGTCGCAGGATTACTTGCAGCATGGAAAAATGCCCGTAACAATCGCAGCACTGCTTACTTAACATCTACTCTTGAATATCAGCCAACATCATTCTCACCTAAAGACATGATGTATGACGAGGCGCAGCAGTTCCTTGCAACAGAGATATCTCGCTTGTGTAATGTACCTGCTTACTTGCTATCAGCAGAAGCCAATCAGAGCATGACTTACGCCAATGTACTCGATGAGCGTAAGCAATTCTATTCTCTCAGCCTTGCACCTTATGTATGTGCTATTGAGGATCGTTTGTCAATGGATGACATTACTGCTCGCGGTAACGCGGTGAAGTTCGATGTCGATTCATCATTCTTAGCAGTTGAACCAATGGAACGCTTGTTAGTAATTGAAAAGATGTTATCTCTTGGCTTGATCACAGTTGAGCAAGCTATGGAGATGGAAGATCTAACGCCTAACGGCAGTGAAGGAATCGAATAATGGAAAACCAAGTTATCACCTTCTCATCTGGTCTCATTGCCAATGTTGAGGAACGCCTCATCTCAGGCAAGATCGTGCCAGCAGGAACAGGCGAAGTGGGTAACACTTCAGCAGGTAAGGTTGTATTTGAGAAGGGCGCAATCGCACTTCCAGAAGATCCTAAGACTATTAAGTTGCTCAATCAGCACGACATGAAGCAACCACTTGGTAAGGCAACACAATTCACAGAGCAAGAAGATGGCATCTATGCCAGCTTCAAGATTAGCCGCAGCAACCGTGGTTCTGAGGCTTTGATCTTGGCAGAAGAAGGATTGCAGTCAGGGTTGTCAGTGGGCGTAGAAGTAATTAAGTCAAAACAGAAGGGCAATGTGATGTTCGTATCCGCTGCTCGTCTGTTCGAGGTTTCATTAGTCACAGAGCCAGCATTTAAGTCTGCTCAAGTGATTGATGTAGCGGCTGAGGAAACTCCAGAGGTCGTAGAAGAAGAAATCACACCAACAGAAAGCGAGACAGCTGTGGAGAATACTCCAGAGACAGTTGCAGCACCAGCAGTAGAAGCAGCAGCGGTTGAAGCTGCTCGCCCAACTGTAGTGACAGCAACTACATTCGTGCGCGAGCGCGTAGCACCAATCACATCAGCACAATACCTAGAAGCTAACCTAAAGGCAGCTCTAGGCGATGACGAAGCTCGTCGCACAGTTCGTGCAGCAGATGATTCGACCTCAACAAATACAGGTCTAACTTTGCCATCTCACCTAAATACTTTCATCACAGATACATTCACAGGTCGTCCAGCATTTGAAGCTGCAACTCGCGGTTCACTTGCAGGAATTGACGGGATGTCATTCACAGTGCCTCGCCTTTACACCAATGCGGGTACTCCAGATGTTGCACCGACTGTCGCTGACACCAATGAAGGATCGGCTCCAAGCGAAACAGGCATGACAAGTGCGTACGACACTATTTCGATCGAGAAGTTCAGTGGACTTCAGAGAGTATCTTTCGAGTTGGTCGACCGTTCATCTCCAGCGTTTATGGAACTAATGATGGCTGAGCTCCGCAAGGCATACGAGAAGGCTACAGATGCAGCGCTTCTAGCAGCTTATGTTTCATCAGGAACAACAGCAGCAACAACAGCAGCAACAGCAGCTGGACTACAGTCATTCGTATCTGTAGAAGGCGCAGCAGCTTACAAGGGTACAGGCGGAGACTTCGCTAACAAGCTAGTCGCTTCTACAGACGCTTGGGCGGCAATTGCTGGCTTCGCGGATTCAACTGGACGCAGCCTCTATTCAGCTCAGGGTGCTACACAAAATGCATCAGGTAACGCGGTAGCTACATCTGTAGTTGGTGGCGTACTTGGTACAGACCTAATCGTTGACCATAACATCTCTACATCAGGTGTTGTTGACAACTCAATGTTCTTGGTTGCTCCATCATCTGTTTACACATGGGAATCACCAACAACACAGCTTCGCGTAAATGTTTTGACATCAGGCGAGATCGAGATCAACCTTTACGGATACTTGGCAATCTACCTTGCTAAGTCAGGTAAGGGTGTTCGTAAGTTCAACCTAACTTAATAAAAACAGGTAACTAAGTACGCTCTGAGGGGTAGTAGCCCTCTACCCCTCAGAGTCTTTAGAAAGGAATCGGGATGAGCTTAACAACAGTCGCAGAACTCCGTTCAACACTCGGAGTCGGTACGCTGTATCCCGATGCAACCTTGCAGGAAGTCTGTGATGCTACAGATGCAGTTCTACTGCCTATGCTGTGGACGAACAACTATTTCAACATTGCACATAGCAACACAGCAACAACAGGCACACTTTACTTTGAAGACAGAGTAGAAAAAGTCTTTTATGTTGGTCAGACAGTGGTTATCACTGGCAATGGCTCAAAGCACAATGGATCTAAGACTCTCACTGGAGTAGGCGATTACTCAATCACTTACGCAATTACAGGCAACAACAACACTCCAGCAGTAGAGCATCCAGTTCAACCTTTTGGCACAGTAACAGCAGACACTTATGTGGACTGGTCTACTGATGCAGCAATTCAGAACGCGGCGTTAATGATAAGTGTCGAGATTTGGCAAGCACGCACCGCAACATTAAGCGGATCTAATGCAGTTGATTTTCAACCAAGTCCATACAGGATGTCAGCACAGCTTTTGGCGAAGGTGCGTGGGCTTATCGCTCATGCGCTTTCGCCCTCATCAATGGTCGGGTAGTCAATGACCGCACCTATTACAACTCTTCGCACGACACTTGCCACAGCACTTGTGGATAATTCCAAGTGGCAGACTTTCGCATTTCCACCTGCAACAGTCCTTGCTAACTCTGTGATCGTGTCTCCAGATGATCCTTACTTAACACCTAACAACAATAGCCAGATTTCTATTAGCCCAATGGCTAACTTCAAGATCGTGATGACTGTTCCACTCTTTGACAATGAGGGAAATCTCAACGGCATTGAAGATACTGTCGTTGGTGTGTTCGCTAAGTTAAACGCATCATCTCTGGTCTATAATGTAAGCGCAATCAGCGCACCTAGTATTCTCAACGCTGCTTCGGGTGACCTACTCAGCTGCGAGATGTCCGTATCAATCCTAACGAGTTGGAGCTAACCATGACCGACATGGCACAGTGGGAAAAAGAGAACGAAGCGTTCCTGATCAAAATCGGTCAGGTAAAGCCAGCAGCAGCAAAGCCAGTAACTAAGAAAGAAGAGGAATAATCCGATGGCAGTTTATTTAGCAAATACAGGAGTTCTAACTGTTAATTCGGTTGATCTCTCATCATTGGTAACAAATGTGGTCATTAACCGCGCATTTGACGAGCTTGAAGTTACAAGTCTCGGGGATGCAGGTCATCGTTATGTTAAGGGGCTCGAGGCTTCCAGCATTTCAATCGACTTCCTAAATGACAGAGAATCTGCAAAGACACTTCAAACATTGAACACTACTTGGGGAACAAGCGTTACTGTTACATTCAAGCAGACATCTGATGCAGTATCAGCAACAAACCCTCTATACACAATGACTTGCTTGATCAATAACACAACACCTGTAAATGGTGCTGTTGCTGATCTATCAACTCAGTCTGTAACATGGAATGTTATGGGCACAATCGCAATCACAACAAGCTGATAATCAACTAACAAAGGGGCAAACACATGGCAAAACTAAAGATCGTTCGTAATGATGGAAGCGTTATAGAGGGCGAAATCACACCTGCTGTCGAATACTTTTTCGAACAGCACACAAAGATGGGGTTTCATAAGGCCTTCAGAACGGAAGAGCTTCAGAGCCATGTCTACCTTTTGGCTCACGAAATTATCCGCAGGTCAGGTGAAACTGTTAAGCCTTTCGGAATGGAGTTTATCGAGACACTTAAGAGTGTCGAGGTTCTAGACTCCGACCCTTTAGCTTAAAGCGCGATCTTCCATTCACCTATCTAATTGCTAGGCTAAGCATTAGATTGGGGATTGCGCCACAGCACTTATTGGAGTTAGACAAGAACATGCTCGATGCACTTGTGCAAGGGCTCAAGGATGAAGCGAAGGAGTCTCAAGATGCCAGCAAGCGTCAAAGGCGGCGTTGAACTCCGCAAAGCTCTTCGCAAGTTCACACCTGATCTGTCCAAAAAAATGTCAGTTGAAATTGCTAATGCGCTGAAGCCCATCACTAAATCTGCTAAAGGTTATCTCCCAGATCAAGGAGAAGTCCTTAGTG